TGCTTTGACTGGAAAGTTATTGGTGGATATGCAAAAGATATTCAATTTGGCGTCCAGTTTTGGGGTGGCGATGCCAATCCTACTACTGGGCAAGGCGCTATCACAAATGAGCGCAAAAATGGTAATGGTTCTGTTATTGGAATTATTGCTATTAATGGTCAGGCTGGCGTTTGGGGTTCGATGGGTTCCGGCATTAAAATTTCAGGTTGTGATGTAAGGTCAATGTATGACGTTGGTATTGATTTCGAGGGTTCTATCGGATGTGTTGCTACTGGAAATTATGTTGCCGACTGCACAAATGGTAACTACGCTACATTCTTCTATAGCAGAAATATTCTTATAAATGGGAACGTCTCTCAACAATACTCTGTCCACCCGCATTACAGAAACTATAATTCAACGCAAAGTAATCTTGATAAATCAGTCCAGTTTATCGACAACACATGTAGGACTGATGGATTTGTTTCATCAATTGATTGTGGTAATGGTTCGATTGAATCTATCGATGTGTCAGACAATACTCTGACAAACACTGTTATTAATCTCAACTCCAATAACATGCGATATATTCGAATTGAGAATAATAGTCTTCTGTTTGATGTTGCCGCGCCAGCTTCAATAAATGCGATTTCTGTTGGTGGTGTTACTGCCAGCGGCCGAGTTAGGATAGTAGGTAATTCCGTTATTTCTCAAATAGCCCAGCCTGCTGGTTCGTCCGGGGTAAGTTCGTCCTGTGGCGACCCGAACTCTGTCAACTTCTATGAAGTGAAACACAACAGCGTTGTCGGGTTTCCTCAGGATTTCTCATTTATCAATACTGGAACTAATGCTGGCATAGCTCCAATCTTTAATTTTGAGGGAAATATTCTTGGCGCTGGCGTTATGGTTAGGACAGAGAGCGGCGCAAAAATTAGCGTGTTGTGCGTAAGGGACAATTTTGACGGTAATTTCTCGCATTGGCCAGGAGCCGTTCCAACAACTCAGTATTGGAACGTTGGGACAAGAATTCACCTAAATACATTTTCGCCCGGAGGGTTTGAGGGGTCAATTTGCGCTACCGCAGGAACGCCAGGAACATGGAAAACTTTTGGCGCTATCACGCCATAGTAAAATTTGTTTTTAACCTGAAAGGAAGCACCATGAAATCGATCTATGAAGTAGGCGGCAATGGCAAAGAACAGCCGACGCAACAGCCCAAGTCGACGCCGCCGAAGAAGCCCAAGAAATGAACACTTGGCGCTGCCGCCTGCTGGTGCTCCTGCTGTTCTACGTTGTAGGCCAGGCGCATGACGAGGTGGCCGCGCCATGGCCAAACACGCGGGCATGGATGTTCGCGTATCACGGCAGTGCGGCGCTCTGCGATTTATTCCTGCTGGCATGTTCGGCAAGGTTTTTCAAAGGGCGCCTTTCTTTCGATATGCAAATCCTCTGCTTGCTGTGCATCTTGGTGAACGGCTTCGGCTATTTCGCATATCGGTATTACTGGCCGGCGGCTCCTTACAACATGGCCATGACCAGCCTCATTTTTATCCAGTTCGTCAGGCTTCTCATTTTGGACCGCCATGATTTCGATACTCTGCGCAATCTATTTCGTGGCTCTTCTGTTCGCCGGCCTCAACATCATTCTGGAAAAGGTTCTGCATGAACGTCTACGAAAAAATAAGCAGCGCAATCGAAACGGCGGCCAGTAATCCGAAGACGGCATTGCTTGTTTCTGCCGCGGTTGGCACCACTGGATTCACATCGTTTTACGACTTGATGAAGGAGGGCATGGCCTTTGCATCCTTGGGCATTGCGGTGCTGACCGGCGCCGTGGTGCTGACCTATCAAATCCTGAAAACTTACCGCTTGTGGAAGGCCATCGTGCGCAATCTTCCTGAGCCAAAGGACGAATAAAAATGAAGCCTACCACCCTGCTGCAAACTGCCATCCTCCCAGCGCTGGCCGAACTGGAAGCGCTGGGCATCAAGTCCAGTCCTCTGGCCGCGCGCTTCGTGCTGGCCATCGCGCTGCAAGAAAGCAAGCTGCGCAACCGGCGCCAGGTGGTAGCCGGCGGCGCAGAGAACGGCCCGGCTACGTCTTTTTGGCAAGGCGAGAAAGGCGGCGGCATTTGCACCGGCACGCTAACGCATCCCTCGACGTCCTTTGCCATGAAAACGATCTGCGATGCGTACAACGTCTTCCCCACTCCAGGCGGTTTGTGGGAGGCAATCCGCTATCAGGATATCGTCGCGGCCGCTGGCGCGCGCCTGCTGGTCTATACGCTTCCGGGTTCCCTGCCGAAGACAGCAGATCAGGGCTGGGCGCAGTACGTCGATGCCTGGCGCCCAGGCAAGCCGCATCCTGAAACCTGGGCCGAGAACTGGCGGCTGGCCAGCGAAACTGTGGGGGTGCTGTAATGTGGCCCGCCCTGCTGCCGATCCTTGGCAACCTGATGGACAAGCTTTTCCCCGATCCGGCCGCCGCCGCGAATGCCAAGTTGCAGATTATGCAGATGGCGCAAACCGGCGAACTAGCGCAACTCGATGCCGATACCAAGATGGCGCTTGGACAGATTGCCGTCAATCAGGTTGAGGCATCCAGCCCAAGCCTGTTCGTCGCTGGCTGGCGCCCGTTCGTCGGCTGGATATGCGGCTTCGCCTTCGCCTTCAAGTTCGTCCTGGGGCCGCTGGTGGCCATGCTGCTGACTGCTGCCGGTTATCCCGTCGTGCTGCCAGTGATGGACTTCACGGAAATGAGCACGATCCTGCTGGGCATGCTGGGCCTGGGGGCGCTTCGAACGGTGGAGAAGGTCAAGAAGGTGGAATAAAAAAAGCCCGGTTCGAAGCCGGGCTTTTTCTTTATGCGCCAAGTTTAATCATGGCTTCGATGTTGACGTTTTGGGACTTGAGAATTTCCGCCAGGGCTGTAAGCCCTTTCGCATTTTGCAGAAAGCCATCAGCAATAGTTTGAATCGCTTGTACGGCTGTGGCATCCCAGTGCACACCGATAAAAGTGCATGCTTCAATGTGGTTTGTTGGCTGTGCTGGTACTGCCTTTTTCTTGGTCATTTTATTCCTTCTGCGCTCTCGCGCTATTCGGGCAGATCGGCGCCCGGTGGGCCGGTTAAAAAGTGCTTGCGATGATAGCCAGGGTAAGCAGGCCCAGGGCAAAGCCAGCAACCCGTCGCGCTCGGCGTGCGTCACGCTCCCGCTGGGCCATCAGTTCTCGGAACATGCTTCCTCCGGTTCTGGCTGGTACTGCGCGCATGGGCTGGCCGTTTCGCCGCGGCGATTGCTGATGGGCACGCACGGCAGGCGCATGATCTGGTAGTGGCGCCCGCCACCGGCCAGCGCCTGATAGTTGACGCCGGCCTTGCATGCGCACGCCTCTGCTGGGTCTTGAAAATTCTTGCAGAGGCTCATGACTATTCCGCTCCGTCTTGACCATCGGCGCCGGACATGACGACCGATTCAGGCGTGATTACTGGCGGCGGATTGAACAGGCTTTCGGCTTCGGCGCGCGCGGCGCTGTGCGGTTCCTGCGTCAGCAAGTCGGCCTGCTCGAAGTTGTCCGGTTTGTCTTCCACGGCCGCCTGGTGCAGGCTGACGGGCACGGCCTGTCCATTGGCGCGCAGCAACTTAGCCACGTCGTCTTCATCCAGTTTGCTGAACTGCACGCGGAAGGAGAGTTTCACGGTTCCGCCTTCCAGCATTTCGAATTGGAATTTGTTCGTCTTGCCATCGCTGATAACCAGGTCATGCGCATCATCGTCAATGTCATGCAGGCGCAAGACAGTACGCTGAATTTCCAAGTCCCAGCTTTGCGCGCCCAGCGCCGGGAAACGCAGTTGCGGGAAGAAATCTTCGTCCAGATCGCCCTGCTGCGCGGTCGTGTAGAACACATCGCGCAGTGCTGGGTTCAGTTTCAACAGAATCGCGTTTGGATAGTTGCCGGTGAATTTCAAGTCGTAGGCGTTGACGTTTTCATCGCCATGTTTTTCCAGACGGACGTTGACATTTGCCAGCTGGAGTTTTTCTTTAGTGAGATCGAATGACATGAGTTTCTTTCTTTGTGAGTGGATAAATTTTAGATGCTCTTCCAAGTCCTGAATGCCCATATTTCTGTGACGGAACACTTGGTTATCCCGTACTGAGCAGCTATCGAGGCACGTAATCCTACTGGCGCTCGATTGGTAAAAGTTTTCAATGCCCTGATGGCAGCAACATCTTGCTCTGTAATTTTAGCCGTATGTACTGAGGCTCCTTTAACCTGACGACCTTTCGCTGTTTTGTCAGCCATATTCATGGCATGTGATCCAGGGAAAATATGGGATGGGTTGCAGCAAACAGGGTTGTCGCATCTGTGGCATGCATTCATGCCGGATGGCATCGCCCCATTCATCAATTCCCAAGCAATCTGATGTGCTGGCCGCAATTTTCCACCCAACATAAAGGCGCCATAGCCTTCCTCCTTATTCCTGATGCAGGCTTTCCAGGGCCAGCACTCATCTGGCCCGCGCATATCAACCTTTGACCAGAACCGTTCTGGCATAGGCAATATTTTCGCGGCATGCGCAGCGCGCGCGATAGCAGCAGCCTGAGCCCTGTTCATTGGTAGGCCGCGCTGACTGCCGACACGTGGCGCAGGATGGCCGCGCAGATCGCTTTGAAGTCGGACTCATGGTACAGCTTGGCAGCCTTGTCAGTGGCGGCGGGCGCGAAGCCCAGCGTCAGCATGAAGTCAGCCGTGATGGTGAAGCCCAGGCGTTCCGTGATCTGGCCAAGGCGCAGCGATGGAGGCCCGGCCGGCGCTGTCTCGCGCACCTGGATATCGAACTTCTCCAGCACGGCTGGCGCGGGGGTGTCGACGCTGACGTCGAAAGGGGCAGATGCAAGCATGTCATTCTTGCCGGGCGCGGAGTTTTCAGTGTTCATAGTTTCCTCTGTGATGGTGATGGCGACGGTATCGGCGCGCAGGATGAAAGTGTAGGTTTCGACCAAGCGGTCAAAGTCGGCCAGCTGCGCGACCATCTTGTCGATGAATGCCTCATCACGATAGATGCGCTTCACGTACAGGTCTTTGCCGCAGGCGGCCAGGTCCGGCACGAACATGATGAAGTCCAGCCACTTGCGGCCGGTCAGCCACAGGCCGCCCTGGATTTGGTGATCGTATTCGCTGGTGTCGCCGGTGCGCCACATGTCCATGATCTTGATGCTGTCGATGGGCGCCTTGATTTCGATCAGACCGTCATCGTCCGCTAGACCGTCGCTGCTGTAACCGAAAAGATTGTCATCGCTGATGCAGATGCCGGACTCTGTAATGAAGGCGCCGGTGCGCGCTTCGTACAACATGCGGGCGCGCGCTTCCATTTCGTGACCACGCTCCAGTACCCAGGCCTTTGGCGGTTCGCCGTGAGGCTGATTGCTGATGCGCTCGATGGCCAGGTCAGCCGCGTAGCGCTTGGCCGTGTCCGAGTGGTCGCTGGGGTCTTCGCCCAGTAGCGCGCGCACCATGCTTTCAGCCGTCGGCGCCGCCTTGTACCCGGCTGCCTTGACAGCATCGGCCGGCGTCATCCCGCCGCGCACCAGCGTTACATACTTGGCCTGGCGCTCGTCCAGTGCGCCGACGCGCGAGATTGCATCAGCAAAGCACGACGCCGTGATCTTGCCGACGCGCGCTTGAAACCATTCAGCAGTGCCCTGCCGGGCTTCTACGAATCTCATGGCTGGCCCCCGGTGCGTTGCAGGTCGAGCTCTTCATCCGTCGGCGGCGTGGCTTCTGGCGCTGGCGTGGCGGCCGGCATGTCGATGGTGCGCGCGTCGTCGGAGATAGCCGGCTTTTTAAGTTCAGCGCCGCGCGCCGCCACGGTAGATTTGAACTCGGTGTACATGCTCATGTCGTTGGCGGCCTGGATTTCCTTGATGCCGGATTCCCAGCACTTGGTCAATTCATCGGTGCTCTGGCACATATTAGCCGCAGCAACCCAGTCCTTGCTCATCACCACGTCGGCATTGCCCATGTCGCGCGTGGCTTGCGCCGGCGCCAAGTCCTGCGCTTCCTCGACAGTCAGCATGCCGCCGATGGCGCCAGGGTAGACGGCGCGCACGCCTTCCGCGATGACTCGCGCGCGCAGCATGGCTTGCGGGTAATTTTTCCAGTTATCCTTATTGGTCAGACCGGCCTTCTTCGCCTGCTCGAATGTCCATTCAACGCGCAGCGTGCCGCCCTGCTTGTGGGTGAACGTGCCCACCGCCTTGGTGGCGCTGATGACTTCCCATGCGACAGAGCCACCAGCAGCCTGGAAGCGGGCCAGGATCGAATGCGTCTTGCGCGCTGGACGGCCCTGGACGATATCGAAGTCCTGGATAGCCGACATGGGATGCATGCCTTCTGCCTGGGCCAGCATCATCAAGGCCATGGCTTGCGATTCATCCTTGGCGCCGAACAGCTTGGAGCGCACGATGTAGCTGGCCATGCCCTCCAGTTCTTGAAACGGTACGATATTGCTCATTTTCTTTTCCTCTGTATATAGTTGTTTAGGTGATACCGTAAGGATGAATCTGGAGTAAAGCTGGCAAATACTCGCCTAAGGCCCTATGAACAAGGAACCTCAGTCAAGTACCTGCGAAACCGTATAGGAAGTTATCTATCGTTTTCACTGGCGCCCCAATATTCAAGTCCAGGGCCTCCGAGATTACGCGCCTTGAAGCGCCTTGCTGGTGGTTCTCGGACAGCCTTGCGGCCGACTCTTTTCACTTGCGCTTTCAACAAATCACCCGTTGCGCTCTCAATTCCGTTACGGTGCCGATCGGCGTCTTGCGGAATCCAGTTGGGCCTGGCCAGAAAAAAGAACGAAAAAAAGCCCCAAGATGCTTTGGTGGATCGGGTCGGCCAACCTGGGGCATGAACGGACTATGTAACGTCCACACCTCATTTTGCGATCCACCAAAAAAACTTGGGGCTACAACATAGTCAAAACATTTTTCGTCTCAGCTGGCCGGCTTCGACAAACGAATCATCCCACACTTTCTTGACCGAGCGCAAACTATTTCTTGCGCTTGCTCAACTCCATCCGCAGCCGGCGCCCAGCTTCTGCCGCCACCATGATCGGCGCTGGCGGCAAGTCCTGGGCTTCGCGCTCGGCTGCGACTTCCGCGTAAATCTCGGCATACATCGCTGCCTCTTCGCCTGCGCTTTCACGGGCGCAGGCTTTGGCGAGAAAATCAGGCTCGATCATCGGGTCATGCATGGCCGACTCCTGGCGCATTAATTTTAGCTACTTCGATATGCCAATCGCAGGGATCGGAAACAAGGCAGCAATCGGACACACCTCCTTTAATCTTTTTCAACCACACCCAGTCGAAGTGATTGAAGAATTTTTGGTCAGCGTCAACACGCAAAGTTTCAAGCATTTCTTCGGCGTCCATATCAATTCCCCTTAGCGCCAGAGAGGGCGGCGCGGATAAGCTTCAACGGTGCCGCGTATTCGTCCGGGTCGGCTTCGTTGTTGATGATGGCAAGCGCCGATTCCAACGCCTTCACCAGAGCAGCATCCGGGCCAGCGGCGGCGAGGACTTGGCGGGCGAATTCATGGCGCAACAAATGGTTCCAATGGTCTATTGGGCGTCCGGCGACGATCTTTAGGCCTGGCAAAGATTCCCAAATTGTGTTGATCTGCTCATCCGTCAGCGCGTCATTGGCGGCTGCCAGGGCAGCGTCTGGCCCGTTCAATTCTTTGCACTTGGCTTCGGTCAGCTTGAAGACGTGGTTGATAATGTCGTCCTTGTCCCAGCCGTCATACGCGTGATCGTGGTTGACGATGTTGACCCAAGCCGAATCCTTGATTGCTACCCACTGGCGCGGGGCTTCCTGCTTCGGCGCCATGGCAAGCGCGCCAGGAATTGCGTGCAAGAAAACAGGAAATGCTGGTTTGCCATCAGCACCAATCTCGCCAGCCTCGCAAACTTCCAATCCCTCGCCGCAGTCGATATCGTGATTGCCGTTGCCGCTCCAGCTTTGCGCCGCCCAAAACTTCAAGTGCGCCACTGGCTCCTGCGGCATGTGCAGCGCGCCGCCTGGCTGCATTTCGTTCAGCGTATCTTCGACGCTTGCGGCCATTCCCATGGCAAGCGCCCGCTGGTGGACAAGCCAGGCGGCGTCGTAATCGCCCATGGCTGGCAGCTTGTCTAGGAAGTCGTTCATCGACTTGCGTTGCATAGCCGCGTCGCAGTGGCCGCAGTCCAGGTAGTCGCCGCTCTTATCGCGGCTGCCGGTGTCGTTGCATTCGTTGCATGTGAAGTTCATCATGGCGCCTTAGAAAAGTATTCGATGATGGCCAGAGCCGCAATGACTGCGATTGCAGCATGCAGCGCTGGCTGGCGGATAAAGTCGCGCAGGGGCTTGAGGCGCGATTGCGTGCGGATTTTCATGATTGCGCTCCGGCTGCGGCAAGGGCGTCATTCATCGCTGGATTATTGAATGATTCGCCTGAATCAGCTTCGGAATATGCATTCAGTTCCTTGATCGCATCTTTCAGCGCTTCCACAAGCTGCGCCTGAATGGCCAGCAGTTCAAGGATCGCAGCGGCATCTTCTTCGCGCAAACGGTTAAACCATTTTTGCTCAATGGCGATTCCCGCCTCTTTCTTCAATTCATCAAACTTGCTCATACTTCCCCCTCGTTATGCCGAGCCACGCGGCCCGGTTGTTGGTTAAATTGCGCTGTAGATGCCAAGGTCGACTTTCACCAAGTTCTGCCGGATAAGCCCGTGCAGCTCCTGGCATACATGCTCCCTTGCCGCGCTTGGCTCCGTGGCTGCCATAACGTCGTACAGTTCGCGGATGGTAGCGGGGCCGCTGTCTTGCAGCGTGGCCAGGATTGCTTTCTTGGTTTCCATGTTTAGTCCCTTGATTAATATCCGAGCCAGTCGCTTACAGCTTGCGGCGTGGCGTCGATGGTTTCCGGCATCATGAAGGCGTGGCCGTCCTTGGTGTAGATCGCTTCCACGGTGATCGTGGTTTCGGTATGGCTGATGACCGTCATGTGATGGGCAGCCAGGATGCCGAGAAGTGCGCGCATTCTATTTCTCCTTGTGGTTACGTGCTGCGGTTGCAGCGCCGATGAACAGAACTTTACACCACGGAATTTACAAACGCAACAACAAAAGATAATTATTTTTATTCTTGCAAAAATAACGAAACGGGGATAATCTTTGTCCTGTAATTCAACCCAACCGGAGGAAAACATGACGCAAATCGTGGCAGAAAAGCAGAAAAAACTGATTGACGACTTGATGCACGAGCACCGCATCAAGAACTATGCGGAGCTGAGCCGCAAGCTGGGCGTGGCGCCGCCAGTCATTTCCAAGACGATCAGCGGTGATTTGGTCATCGGCAGCAATATGCTGCTGCGCCTGCATGAGCACCTGGGCGCCAATGTGGCGGAAATGCGTGCAGCACTGGCGGATGAATAATCATGGCGCGCCAGCAATACCAACAGCAGACGCGCCTTCTGGCCGGCGAGCCGCAAAGGGAAAGCATCATTCGCCTGATCCAGAACCTACCGGCCGATGCCGAGCGACCGCTGGAAATCGTGGTGCGGGAGCGGCAGCGCAAGCGCAAGCTGGACCAGAACGCGCTGTACCATGCCGGGCCGCTCAAGGACATTTCGGAGCAGGCATGGTTCGCCGGCCAGCAGTTTAGCGCGGTTGCCCTGCATCACCTCTTCAAGCAGGAATTTCTGCCCGAAGATGGAACGCCCGAAGCTGACCCAGCAAACGGCCTGGTGCGCGACGGTTACCAAAAATGGTTGCCGACAATCGACGGCGGCCGGCACCTAGTCGGCAGCACCACCATGTTGACCGTCCGCGGCTTCTCGCAGTTCCTGGAGCAAGTCCACGCCTTCGGCGGCGCGCACGGCGTGGAGTTCACGGCGCTGCCTGCGAAGGAGTATCAGCCATGAAGCGAACAGCCATACAACGCAAGACGCCAATGCTGCGCACGTCAGCCATCGGCGTGCTGGGCGCGGCGTCGGTGCAGCGCAAGGCGCCGGCGCGCAAAGCGGCCATGAAGGCGAAGCGCCCGAAGATGACGCCGATTCGTGCCAGCGCGCGCGGCGAAGCCTGCACGCTGCGCCTGCCGGTGTGCAACGGCAACCGCGAAACCACGGTCTGGTGCCATTCGAACCGCGCCGAGGATGGCAAGGGAATGGGCATCAAGGCGCGCGACGAAGAAGGCTGTTATGGCTGCAGCGCCTGCCATGCATTTCTGGACGGTGGCTATGCGGGCAAGATGCCGCGCAGCCTGCTCGACACGTATTTCGACCTGGCGCGTGCCGAGAGCCAGAAAATCTTGAAGCAGAAAGGACTGATGAAATGAAAACTAAAGCCGAAAATGCAATCGACCCGATGCACCCTCAGTACGTGGACCGCACTTTGTGGTTCGTCTATGGCCACGATTGTTTCCCGTCGATGCTGTGCGCCAAGCTCACCTTGAGCGGCGGCCTGAATATTTGGGGCTACAGCGTGTATAAGCGACAGGGCGGGTTTCGCACGCTGGGCGTTCCAGCCGGTCCATGGATCGGCGCCAATGGCGCCGTTGCCTTTGACGATCAGCAGCACGCGCTCGACTACCTGAAAAAGCTCACCACGCCGAAAGCATTGAAGCCATGAACATTCTTGCAATTGACATTGGCACGCAGCTTGGCTGGGCGCTGACCAAGCGCGACGGCAGCATCCACAGCGGCAGCGAAGGGTTCCAGCCGGCCAAACGCGGCGGCCACGGCGGCAAGTTCCTGGCCTTCATGTCGCACTTGAACGAGGTGCGCAACTCGCACGGCGACGTGCATGCGGTTTATTTTGAAGACGTGAAGCGCCACCAGGGCGTGCTCGCGGCGCATGCTTTCGGCGGCTTCCTGGCTATCCTGCAGACCTGGTGCCACATCAACCGGGTGCCCATGTACGGCGTCGGCGTGGGTGTAGTAAAAAAAGCATGGACCGGTAATGGTGCGGCAAAGAAGGAAATGATGATCGCTAGCGCAGTAGAGCACGGCTTCGCGCCAGCCGACGACAATGAAGCCGACGCCCTGGCTATCCTATCGCTGGCATGCAAACAAGAGCGCCGGCCATTTCCGGCGAAAATCGAAGTGCAAGCGCCGCAAGGCGAACTTTTGGAGCAAGCATGAAGCAGCCAAACAGGAAGCTCACGCTTTTCGAGCTGAGGGATCACATGAAATATGATCCAGAAACCGGAATTTTTATTCGACTGAAAAGCCGGTTCAAAAAATATGTCGGAAAGCAAGCAGGCTTTGTGAACGAGCATGGGTATGTGATTCTTGGGATTCTTGGGAATGTCTGCCGGGCGCATCAGCTGGCTTGGCTTTACATGTACGGCGAGTATCCATCACAACCGCTCGACCATATTGATGGCGACCGTGCAAACAATGCTATCCAGAACCTTCGGCTTACTGATGTGGTAAGTAATTCTCACAATATCCACAAAGCGTATAGCAACAATGTCACGACCGGCCTTCTTGGCGCTAATTACTGCAAGACCAATAAAAAATACCTTTCCAGGATTATGGTGAAAGGCAAGATGCACAACCTGGGCCGTTTTTCTAATGCCATCGATGCTCATAATGCCTACATGACAGCAAAGGCAGAGCTTCATCCATCAAGTACTGCAGCAAAAAAATTCATCAACGAGGGGAATAAAATGAGTCAAGTCGCTATGCAAAAACTCAGGCCATTGGCCAGCATCCCGCAGAAGGCCGGCTTCCTGATCATCGGCGTGCGCAAGGATGGCGCCGAAGCCGAGCTGGTCGTCTACCTGGACGGCAATGGCTTCCACACGGTGCCGGGCTATGACCAGCTGATCGGCTGGCGCATGCCATGAAGCCCTGCGCGCACGCCAGCTACTGCCCGCTGCGCATGCGCGACGGCGACAGGCCAGGCTGCAACATCGCAATCCACCGCGGTGATTGCCAGCCGGTGGTCGACCGCCAGGCGGAAGTGTTCCGGGAATTTGCAGCGAAACCGGCAGACGTTCATGAAATATTTTTCGCAGGCGCAACAAAGTGCTTGCGTAGGATCAAGGTTTAATTGTAGAGTCTGTCTTGCCTTGGTCGGCAAAATATCGGTAAGGCTTCACATACACTCTGGCTGGCACCGTCCGGTTCGACCAACTTCCTTCGGGATGAGAGTGTAGGTGAAGCCTTTTTTATGGGCGGTTGAAATGGATTCATATCAGAAATACGAGCAGCTCAAAGCTGCATGGGTAAAAGCAAACCCTTACGCCACTCCTCAAGAATACCAAGTAGCCATGCGTCGCATCGCTGAGAAATGCGGGATTTGATATGGCTGGCGAATGGATCAAGGTCCGCACGAATCTCTGGACCGACCCCCGCGTGTCGCAGCTGTGCGACCTGACCGATGCAAGCAAGCCGGCCGTTGTCGGCGCGCTGTACTGGCTCTGGTCGTCTGCTGACGAGCACACGCAAAACGGGCACATGCCTGGCCTGAGCCTCAAGGCTATCGACCGTGAATCCGGCGTGCCGGGTATGGGTGCCGCGCTGTTGAGCATCGACTGGATTGAAGACACGGCCGGCGGCATCACGCTGACACGGTTCGAAGAGCACAACGGAGCGTCAGCAAAAAGCCGCGCGCAAACCGCAAAACGTGTCGCAAACCACAAAAATAACGCTTCGGTAACGCCAATTGCACAAATCGCTAACGCACCAACCGTTAGCAGTGCGTTACCTAGAGAAGAGAAGAGAAGAGAAGAAGTAAAGACAAATACCCCCATACCCCCTGTCGGGGGCTTCGTGGATGTCGAGAAAAAACCTCGTGCTGCCTACTCGCTCAAGACCTACCTGGCCGAATGCAAAGCCGAAAACGTCAAACCGATTCCTGATGGCGATGCTGTTTTTTCCTATGCGACTGAGGCCGGCATCAGCACCGAAGTGCTGGCGCTGCACTGGTCCGAGTTCAAGGCACGCTACCTGATCGAGGGGGCGAAAAAGTACAAGGCGTGGCGCCTGGCCTTCGGGAAGTCGGTACGCGGCAACTGGTTCAAGCTGTGGTATTTCGATAACAACGGTAACTGCGCGCTGACCACAGCCGGAATCCAGGCCAAGAACGCAGCGGAAGCAGCAAAAAGGAAAGCAGCATGAGCGCAATGGACGACCGCTACACCGACCGCATGGTGGCGCTGGAGCAAGAGCAGTCCGTCATCGGCTGCCTGCTTCGCCTGAACCGGTCAATTGATCAAGTAGGCGGACTGATCGAAGATGACTTTTTCGATGCACAGCACCGCACGATCTACCGCACCATCGTGCAGCTGGTGGCAGCCAACAAGCCGGCCGACGTCATGACCGTGTTCGCCAGCATCAAGGACCAGGGCAAGGACGTTGAAATCGGCTACCTGAGCCAGATGCACCAGGTGATGCCGAGTGCCGCGAATATCGCCTCGTATTGCGCCGTGGTGCGTGACCGCGCGATTAAGCGTCGCATGCTGGCGCTGGCGCACGACATGATCGAGGACGCCTATAGTTCGGCTGCCGACGGCCCGGCACTGGTCGACGCGGCCGCCAGCAAGCTGGAAGCGCTGGGCCGCGCCAACGTCGACGGAGAGCCAGACTTGGCCATCGAGAGCCTATCGCACCACCTGGTGCGCATGGACGAGGAATACCACGGCAGCGCATCCCCAGCTGTGGCCACCGGAATCACCGATCTGGATATCGCCCTGAATGGCGGCCCGCGCCGCGGCAACCTGTGGGTGATCGCCGGCCGGCCGAAGATGGGTAAGACGGCGCTGGCGCTGAACATCGCCAACCATGTGGCCGTCGGCGGCGTGGCGCTGGTGCTGTCGATGGAAATGGGTAAGGCCGAGCTGCACAACCGGAACCTGGCCAGCATCGGCCGTATCGACTTGAACCACCTGAGCTCGCCCAAGCTTCTGACGGATGAGGAATGGCAGCACCTGGGCACCGCGACAGAGAAAATCGCCAAGATGCGGCTGTACATGGATGACCAGGGCGGATTGACGCTGATGCAGGTGCGCGGCAAGGCTATGCAGATCAAGCGCAAGGCTGGCGGACTAGACTTGCTGGTGGTCGACTACCTGCAGCTTATGAGCGGACCGGGCGACAACCGGAATGCGCAGATCGAGGCCATCACGCGCGGCCTCAAGGCGCTGTCCAAGGAATTGGATTGCGTGATAGCCCTGCTGTCGCAGTTGAACCGCAAGCTGGAAGACAGGCCGAACAAGCGCCCGCTGCCGTCCGACCTGCGCGACTCTGGCTCGATCGAACAGGATTGCGACATTGCCACCTTCGTCTACCAGGATGTGGTGTACAACCGCGATTCACCGGACGCCGGTACGGCTGAGCTGATCAACGCGCTCGTACGCCAAGGCGCCAGCAGCACCGTGCGCACCGCCTACATCGGCCACCTAACGCGCTTTGAAGACCTGGCCAAAGGCTGGCATCCTGAGCCACCGCGTTCGGCGCCAGTGTCCAGCCGTGGCTTTGATTAAATAAATAACTTGCATAAGTAATTTATGTGAATTATAGTTCTTGTATGGCAGCGCACACGGCGCACCTAAAACCAAGGAGAAGAAAATGTTTGACCTGAATAAAGAAGCAATCGAGCAAGCCATCGTCACAAAAGTGGCTGACGAAATCATCAACAGCGGCGACGATTTTTCGGCCATGATCCGGCTGGAAGTGAATCGCCGAGTTGATAAAATCTTCCATGACCGCGCCCAGACTCAAATTGAAGCTGCAATTAACGACGCAATCAAGGGGAGTTTTGAGCATGAATACCAGAAAGTGACCCAATGGGGCGACCCAGCAGGCCCTAAAACCACTCTTCGTGCCGAACTGGAAAAGACTGTTAGCGGCTACTGGACAGCAAAAGTTAATGCGAAAAATGGCACTCCAGATGGCAGCAGTTATAACACTGTGACGCGGGCTGAATACCTGATGACCCAGGTATGTGCTGCAGACTTCAGTGAAACAATGCGCAATAGTGTTCTGAGCGTTACCGGTGCCCTCAAGGATGGACTGCGTAATCAGCTAGCACAACAGATGGACGCGATGCTTGAAGGCCTTTTCCGGGTAAAGAGCCTGCAAGATCAAGGCAAGGTCGAGAAGCCTTACTAATCCCTGGCCGCGCACGACGCGGCTTTATCAGTACAAAAACAGGAGGAATCGTGGCAAGAAAAGTTTCAGCGGCAATGCAGAAGGCCGAACGTCTGGTCAAAGCTGGCATGACGCCAGCAGAGGCGGCGCGCAAGACGGGCCTGAGCGGCACGGCAATCTATCAGGCGGCATGGTACAAGGAGCACCGCGCAGCGGCGCTTGCGGCCAAGCCATGAAGAAGCCGCGCAAAAAGTACACCCCGAAATACGTCGCCAGGAATCCCATGGCTACCTTTTTCGGTGGCATGAGCGGCGAGCACGCCGACCACCTGGTGAAGCTGAACCTGCTGAACCACGGCGCCTTGGTCAATATCTGCCACGGCAGCGGAACCCGCGACGACTGGGACCGCCTGGTCGGTGCGATCAACATGGGCAACATTCTGTGCGAGCGCGGCATTGGTGACGAGTACCGCCAGGACATGATCGCAGCGCGCGATGCACTGTGCGAGTGCGGCAAGCGGATCGTCAAGACTGGCCGCGTGTTGTTCACCGGCGACGAGCTGCGCGCGATCAACGCCGGCATGGCCGCTCACGATGCCCAGCTGGAGAATGTCCGCGCCGTCGATATCGACCAGGCGGCTGCCGAAGTCATCCGCCGCGTGCGCCACGGAATCAATACCACCAACGTGCGCGCCGAGCTGGCCAAGGCCGCACAAATCTAACCGCAGGCCCGCGCTTCGGGCCGCACATAGGAGAAGAGAATGAAAGATCACATCATCGCTGCAGTCGTAAATGACTTGCGCGACACAGCCATCAAGTTCCACGATACCCAGCAATTGCGTGAGCGCCTGCGCCACTGCATCGAGCCTTTGCTGGCCGCCGCGCCCCAAGTGGTAGCGGATGAGCGGGCGGCATTTGATGATTGGATTATTTCAACAAAAATGATACCCAAAATTCTAGACTCAGAATTCCAAAAACCAAGAGTGTCACTCGCTTGGGACGCGTGGCAAGCCCGCGCCGCCCTCGCAGCCGCCCCGGTGCAGACGCAAGAGCCGGTGATGAACGCACGCAACCCGTGTGACATGTCGTTTGATGAAGTCACTGCGGGGTTCGCATTTGCGCACCTGCCGAAGCCGCATGTGGATACCGCCCCGGTGCAGCCCGTGGCCGTGCCGGATGGCTGCCACCGAGTGTACCCGCCCACATTTCCGAAGTACAACCCGAACGGGCTTGAGGCCGAAGGTACGCGGGAAATGCTGTGGGACTACGCCTGTTTAGTCGGCTGGCGTTCCGCCGCCCCAGCAGCGCAGGGCGATGCCAAGGACGCGGAACGCGCGGAAATACTGGAAGAGGCCGCAAAGCTTTGTGACGGCCTGCATAAGGCGTGGCGATGGGATAGCGAACCTGATTCCGATAGCGGGCCAAGAAGCTGCGCTGCTGCCATCCGCGCCGCTATCGCTGCCAAGGCGGCATCATGAGGGCCGCGCCGCGATATACCAGCGATGGCGCGCTGGCAGAATGCCCTTGCTGTGGTTCGCTGGACGTTGGCGGCGCGCATGACACAGTGCATTGCTATGGTTGCGGCCTGACGGTCAGCAAGCCGCGCCCACTGGAAAATGCGATTGAAGCATGGAACCGGCGCCCCGCCATCGCCCCGCCAGTAGCTGCGGGGAGCGTGGATACGCTGCAGCGCTTTGAACTGGTCGAGAGTCAGCACGGAACCGGCTACATGGTTCATTGGGACAAGGCCATGGAAGAAGATGCAGATGGCGAGTGGGTGAAGCATGCCGATGCAATCGCTTGGGGCGCGCAGCAGCGGGAAGCGGGAAAATCCGAACAGACGGCTTTTCTCAAGGAATGCATGGATCGCGGCCAGGACGAGTTCAACCGCAAATGGACGGAGCAGAAGGAGCGCGCCGAGAAAGCCGAAGATCGCGTGAAGGAGCTGCAGGCCCTGCTGGAACGTTCTGGATATCTGGATTAAGGTAGCCCGCCACCGCGACGGCATCGCGGCTTAAAGGAGAACATCATGTTAGTTGGGCTGTATGCTTTACAGGCGGCAATGCAAATGAAGGTAGAAATAGAAAAAAATAGAGGCTGCAAAAAGACTGGCAATTGAAAATCAAAGAAAATTTGAAGATGCAGTGAGAGAATTTTACCGCGCTGGTTCAATCGACGTAGAGTCGCGCTTCATAGAGGATGCGCCACAAATCGGATCAACAACCTTACTTATTGGTCACGAAAATGGAGAATAATAATGGAATACAGCTTTGAATTTTTTGCACTTGTTTTATTTGTTGTGGTGCTGGCTGGCATCTTGTGGATTTTTGAGAAGACTTCCGAAGCTGGGCGGAACATCATGGCCACGCTGGATTCGGCAAAGAGCGATGAGCAGCAGGTAGCGGAAGACTTGGCGTTTCGCAAGAAGGCCGTCTACGAAGCCGACAGCAAGCCATGCGCCGACCTGGAGCCGTTCTGTGGTGGCAGTGATGCGCACACCCGAAGCCGGGAAGCTGTGGCCCGTGCCCAGGCAGCAGCCCGCGCATCGATGAAGCCGGGGCAGCCATGAGGGCCGCATTGATCCTGCTGGGATTCTTCCTGTGCGCATCTGTTGAGCGGATCGGATTTCGCAAGTTCCGCTTCGTGTTCCGGCTTGGCGTATTCCTCGTCTTCATTCTGCTGGCGATTCTGTGCGCTGGTTGCGACGCCCCAGAGCCACCATCCAGGTACGACCAATGCATGCGCGCCGAGCTATTCAAGACCTGCCTTGCTGCTGTGCCAGTTGGCCCTGTATCTGTGAATCATAACGATTGGGGTAAGGTTGTCGATGAATGCGAAACTGCAGCAGCCAGGCAGTCATTGCGCAATCCGCGCTACATTAAGCCGGAGTGCAAGACATGATTTACGCCGCCTACGTGGAATGCACCCGATGCGCAGGCACCCACTCGCTGAGCCAATGCCCTTGGTCAGCTATTTTTGAAATGACACGGAGGAAGAAATGGAATACCAATTAAGAAAGAATGGCGAGCAAGTTTGGACTGATGGGAATTATCGCAATCTCAAAGAAGAGATTATGGCGGAAGGATTCGAATACAGGCTCAAGCCAGCCGCGCCGAAGTGGCCGCAGACGACGATGACGGAGCTGGACCTTTGCCACGAACTGACGTGGGGCGGGAATGGCCATTCTGATGTGCCTGTTCTCGTGCCTATTGCCAACGCGGCAATCGCCCACGCCTGCGAAGCCGGCCAGGTCGTGCCGGCCGAAGTGCATGACCAGAAGATCAAGTCCGAAGGCCAGAAATGGCTGGCAGCACTACAGTCTGGCGCCAAGCGCGAGCGTGAGCTGGGCGAGGCGCTGCACAAGGCCACGATGGCGCTGGCGGCGCAGCAAAAAGGTGTTGAATCCAGCCTGATCGATGGGGTGGTAAAGCGCTATTTATCGCCTGGTAAGGTGACATTTTTCTATGGCATCCCCATGGAGGAAATGAGCCATGCTCAGCTTCTGGCTGTAGCAGCGAAGGGATGGGAACTTCTCGCAGAAGCGCGCGTACCTGTTGATCTGGCTTGCGTTTCATAATAAATCGTGGCAACATCGGGCCTTCGATCGACGGTAGGCCCGATGTTTCGACAGAGGCTGAGAACGGCGACAGCACAGAATTGCAGCAGAAACGAGCAGCCCGACCGCAAGGCGGGTGACGCAACACTGGGTAGCCAAGCGGTAAGGCACCGGATCAATAATCCGTCCATGCGCAGGTTCGAATCCTGCCCCGGTGGCAAAATCAATACCCATTGCGCGAGCGGCTTAAGCGTGACGCAGATAGAGCTGGGCCTTGGATTCTGCAAATCCCATAAGGCGTGGCCCGGAGATTCGATTTCTTCATGGGTGCCAGTTGACAGTGCCAGGCAGCGCGCCTACACTGGAATTCTCTTCTCCTTGTACCGCCCCAAGAAAGCCAGCGACTCAACCCGCTGGCTTTTTTCATGTCTTGGTGTAAACTTGCGGAATAATATTTCGCCGCAGGTCCAAAATGCCATCAATTCCAATACTGGCCGAGGATTCAGACCAAATTGTCCCCGCTACCAGCCGCAAGGTATTCGTCGCCGTCGATGACGCGGGCCTGCGCATTGGCGAGACGCACCACAAAGCAGACCTGACCGACCACGAGGTCGAGCTCATCCGCCAACTGGACGAAGACGGCATGCCGCGCGCCGAGATCGCCCGCAAGTTCGAAACGCCCAAGAGCACCATCACCATGATCTGTACCCACCAGCGCCGGGCCACCACCGTCACGCGCTGGAAAGCCATCCTGCTACACTCCCCCACCACCATCGATAAGAAAGGCAAGCCATGAACGCCCCTACCACCGCCCCAGCACCAAACGCCATCCCCGAAAAGCTGAACGACGCCACGCCCGAGCAATACCTGGCCATGGTCGAAAAGTGCATCCCCATCCAGAAGGCGGAATATCTTTCCCTGTTGTACATGCGCGCCGAGATGCGCCACGACGGTGACGTCCAGGTGAAGAAGGCGCAGTTCATGAAGGCCGCCGGCCGCCTCGATCCATACCTGGCCCTGCCGCCCATGACTGACGCAGCCCTGCGCATCATCGCCGCGCCGAAGCTGGTGAAGAAGGGGCACTGAGCCATGGCCGCCACATCGAAAGCAATCACCCCCGCCGAGATCGAAGAGATTATCGGGCGCGTTGCTGGCGGCATGACACTGTTTCAATCCTGCAAGAAAGCGAAGGTTGATTATGTGAATGTCAACAAGCGGATTAATGCGGACCAGGAACTGAAACGTCTGTACGCGCACGCGCGCGAGGAATACTCGCGAACCCGCGTGCAGCAGATGGACGATATCGCCAAGAACAAGAGCATCGACCCGCAGCGCGCCCGCCTCATGTGCGACAACATCAAGTGGGAAGTTACCCGTGTCCTGCCCAAGGAATTCGGCGATCGCGTGCAGCAGGACGTCATCATCACCGACAACACCACGCTGAGCCAGCGCATGGCCGCCGCACGTAGCCGGGCGCGTAATTCAGCACCATCCACCACCAAAGAAGGAGATTGAAATGAAATGCTTCGCCCCGAAAACCAGCCTGATCTACGCCGCCCAGTTCTGTTCCACTGCTGATGTGGCGGCCGATGTTATGAATATGCTGCGCGGCGCCAGCGACGAGCGCCTGATTTTCAACATGGACCAGGACGGCTTCAACTTCACGAAGGACGGTATCGACTACCATGTGCCGCCGCGTGGCTGGCTGATCGTGCAACAGGATGCGCCTGGCTATTCTGTGCTGACCGAAGAAGAATTCCGCGAGAAATACTCGTGCATGAGCGATGCGCCAACTGGCGCGCCCATGGACGTCAAGATGAGTGCGCTCGACCTGGCGATCCGCACCAGCCAAGGCGGCAGCGCATGCCAAGTGGTCGACATGGCCAAGGAATACGCAACCTTCCTGATGACAGGCAAGTAACCGCCCATGACGTCCCACAACCAAGCCCAGCAGGCCGAGCAGCAGCTGATCGAGGATATCGCCAGCTTCACGCATGACCCGCTGGGCTTTGTGCTGTACGCGTTCGACTGGGGCGTCGGTGAGCTGGTACGATTCCCTGATGGGCCTGATGTGTGGGCGCGCGAGGTGCTGACCGAGATTGGCGACAAGCTCAAAGCCGGTATCATCACCGGATTGAGCGAGGCCATCCAGATCGCCGTCGCAAGCGGCCACGGTATCGGCAAGTCCGCGCTGGTGTCCTGGCTGGTCGAGTGGGCCATGTGCACGCGCGAGGACACCAAGGGCGTGGTGACAGCGAATACCGACAACCAGCTGCGCACGAAGACCTGGGCCGAGCTGAGCAAGTGGCACCGCCTCTGCATCTGCAAGCACTGGTTCAAGTTCACGGCCACCAGCATATTCAGCACCGACCCGGAGCATGAGAAGAGCTGGCGCATCGACATGATCCCCTGGAGCGTGGGCAACACGGAGGCGTTCGCCGGCCTGCACAACCAGGGCAAGCGCATCCTGATCATCTTCGACGAGGCGTCAGCCATTGCAGATACCATTTGGGAGGTGACCGAGGGCGCGCTGACCGACGAGAACACCGAAATCATATGGGTCGCGTTCGGTAACCCGACGCAGAACGTGGGCCGCTTCCGCGAATGCTTCCGAAAATACCGCCATCGCTGGTCCTGCCGGCAGATCGACAGCCGCAGCGTGCGCATTACCAACAAGGAGCAGCTTGCCAAGTTTGTGGCCGACTATGGCGAGAACAGCGACTTCGTGAAGGTGCGCGTGCGCGGCATGTTCCCATCGGCCAGCGCCAAGCAGTTCATCAGCACCGAGGACGTTGACGCGGCCGCCGCACGCATCCTGCGAGAAGACCAGTTCGACTTCGCCCCGGTCATCATCACTTGCGATCCAGCCTGGGAGGGAAACGACATGCTGGAGATCGGAAAGCGCCAGGGCCTGAACTTCCGCATCCTGCGCACGATCGCCAAGAACGACAACGACCTGGAGATCGCCAGCATCCTGGCCGCGCTGGAGAATGAGCACCAGGCCGACGCCGTGTTCATCGATGGCGGCTATGGTACGGGCATCATCAGCGCCGGGCGCACGATGGGCCGCGACTGGATCATCGTGTGGTTCGGTGGCAAGTCCAGCAACCCAGGCTGCTACAACAAGCGGGCGGAAATGTGGCACGGCGCGCGCGAGTGGCTGAAATCTGGCGGCGCCATCGACCCGAATGACCAGGTGCTGTATGGCGACCTGATCGGCCCCGAGACTGTATTCCGCCCTGATGGCCTGATTCAACTGGAATCGAAGAAGGCCATGAAGATGCGCGGCTTGCCATCGCCTGGCCGTGGTGATGCGCTGGCGCTGTCGTTCGCCTACCCCGTGGCCAAGCGCCAGCATCCCCTGCTGGCTGCCGCTGACAAGCGCAAGCGCGACGCCTACGACCCGTTCGACCTGTAGTTCACGTACCACAACACCCAAATCCTATACTGCCACCCATCAAAGGAGCACAGCATGTCAATACGCCTGGTCGAAACCGACACCATCACCAATCTGATCGAGCAAACCCAGGAGCTGCAGCGTGCGCACTGGGACGAGATCGCACGCAACAAGGAAGTCATGGTCCTGGCGCCGGACGTCGAGCAGTACCGCGCGCTCGAACAAGCTGGCCGTCTGTTCGCCGTGATCGCCTATGATGGCGAGCGCATCGTGGCCTACTCTGTCAATTTCCTGCATGTCAACCTGCACTACTCGGCGCTGCTCATCGGGCAGAACGATCTGCTGTTCGTTCACAAGGCGCATCGTGGCGGTCGACTGGGAATGCGCATGATCCAGGCCACCGAAGCACTGGCGGCCAAGCGCGGCGCCCGCATGGTCATCATGCACGCCAAGAACGGCACGCCACTGGCAGATATCCTGCCGCGCGTGGGCTACGGGATTCAAGACATTCTGCTGAGCAAGCAGCTGCCAGCCTCGCATTTCAAGTTGTTCGGCTCGTTCGATGTGGCGCCGGCGATGGCCGAGCTGGCCGCCAATGCGCCAATGTGGGATGAATTCACCGTGCGCCAGAACGCGCCGGGCAGTAACCACTGCGATACGCGCGCCATCGTGCTGCGCGGCCCCGACTGCGAAGCGCAGCAGATCAATCAAGAGGTGGCGCAGGGCATGCTGGAGTGCTGCGACTGGGTCACGAACATCGAGCGCCTGCCAGCTGTGCGCGACTTGTGCGCGGCAGCAGCGCAACGCATCGGCGTCAAGGATTGGGGGCGCGTGATGCTGGTGGAACTTGCACCGGGTGGCCATATCCTGCGTCACAGCGATCAGGGAGCGTATGCCGAGCACTATGACCGCTTCCACCTGGCGCTGTCATCCGAAGATGGAAACACATTCGAAAATGCCGGGGAAACCATCCACATGCAGCCAGGCGAGTTGTGGCAGTTCAGCCACCAGGAAGAGCACGAGGTATTCAATCGCAGCGCCGTGCCGCGCATCCACCTGATCATTGACGCAACCACGAAATAAGGAACCACCATGGGACTTACCGCCGCATACGTTGGTGCTGCAGCTGCAGCTGCAGGCGCCTATACCGCTTATGAATCCAACCAGGAGCAGAAGTCGGTCAACAAGGAAAATAAAGCTCGCGCGCAGGCGAACGCATTGGCATCTGAGCAGGCCACCAACAAGGCAAACCAGAAGCAGGTTGATAGCGCCGGGCTGCTGTCGTCAAATGCCGAAGCCGCAAAGGGAGGCCAGTCCGGTACGCTTCTGACTGGCCCTGGTGGCGTCAATCCTTCTGCGCTGACCCTGGGCCGCACTACATTGCTGGGCGGCGCCTGATGAACAACGATACCCAGCGCGAAATGATGCTGCGCCGCTGGACCATGCTCAAAAACGAGCGGTCCAGCTGGCTGAGCCATTACCGCGAGATCAGCGACAACATCCTGCCACGCTCTGGCCGCTTCATGGTGGAAGACCGGAACCGTGGCGACCGGCGCCACAACAAGATTTACGACAACACCGGCACGCGTGCGCTCAAGGTGCTGGGCGCTGGGCTGATGGGTGGTGCCACTTCTCCGGCACGCCCGTGGTTCAAGCTGGCCGTCGACGACAAAGACCTGATGAAGTCGGGCGCCGTCAAGGTGTGGCTGAGCGTGGTTACGCAGCAAATCCTGAACGTGTTCCAGCGTTCGAACACCTACCGCTCGCTGCACAGCATCTATCAGGAAATGGGCGCCTTCGGCACGGCTGCCAGCCTGATCACCGACGACTACGACGACGTGATCCGCCAGCACCCGCTGACGGCCGGCGAGTACTGCATCGCCACCGACTGGCGCGGCGAGGTATGTACTCTGTACCGAGAGTTCCAGAAGACGGTCAGCGAGATCGTCAAGGAATTCGGCAAGGAGAACTGCAGCAACACCATCCGCACGCTGTTCGACAACGGCCAGCTCGATACCTGGGTGACGCTGATCCACTCGATTGAACCGCGCGCCGACCGCGACACGCGCAAGCTCGACGCCAAAAACATGGCCTGGAAGTCCGTGTATTGGGAACTGGGCGGCGACACTGGCAAGTACCTGCGCGAATCCGGCTTCAAGCGCTTCGCCGCGCTGTGCCCGCGCTGGGAAGTGTCGGGCGGCGATATCTACGGCAACAGCCCAGGCATGGAAGCCCTGGGCGACGTCAAGCAGTTGCAGATGGAGCAGATCAGCAAGGGCAAGGCGATCCGCTACCAGGTCGAGCCACCGATTCAAATCCCGATGGCCATGAAGAACCAGCAGCTCAACACGCTGCCTGGCGGCGTCAGCTTCTACGATGGCGCGGCCAGCCAGCCCATCGCCCCTCTGTACCAGGTCAATCTGAACCTGCAGCACCTGCTGCTCGACATGCAGGACGTGCGCGGCCGCATCAACAGCGCCTTCTACACAGACCTGTTCCTGATGCTGTCGAATATGGATCAGCACCAGATGACGGCCACGGAGATCGCCGAGCGGCACGAAGAGAAGCTGCTGATGCTGGGCCCGGTCATCGAGCGCCTGGACAATGAGTTGCTCAATCCGCTGGTCGACAACGCATTCGACCGCCTGCTGGCTGCCGGCACGCTGCCGCCGCCGCCGCCCGAACTGGAAGGCCAGCAGCTCAAGGTCGAATACACCAGCGTGCTGGCGCAGGCGCAACAGGCCGTTGGCACCAATGGCATCGACCGCTTCGTCGGAAACCTGGGCGTGATCGCGCAGATGAAGCCCGACGTACTCGACAAGTTCGACAGCGACAACTGGGCCGAGGCCTACAGCCAGAAGATGGGCGTCGACCCTGAGCTGATCGTAGCATCTGACCGCGTGGCCATCATACGCCAGCAGCGCGCGCAGGCGCAGCAGCAGCAAGCGCAGGCAGCGGCCATGCAACAGGCATCCGAAACGGCCAAGAACCTGGGCCAAACTCCAACGGAAGGCGGGAATGCTGCTTCCAATGTGCTCAACCTGTTTGCCCAAGGCGTGGGCTAATAACTAGAAAGGAATCACCGTGGCAAATCTGCAACTTACCAAGGAAGAAGCGAAAGAAGAAGCGGGCGAAATGTGCGGCGGCGACATGCCCATGTTCCCCTGCGGCACATCGCTGTACCTGGACGACGACACACTCAAGAAAATTGGGCTGACTGAGTTGCCCAAGGTGGGCACCAGCATGCCGGGCCAAGTTGTGATGAAGGTCACCGGCACCAGCCAGCGCGCCTATATGGACAAGGATGGCAAGGAAGAAATGCGCACTTGCGTCGACCTGCAGATCACTGACATGGAACTGGCGCCGGCAACCAAGACCGCCGCCCAAACACTTTACCCATCCAAGGAGTAGTTTATATGGCAACGACAAAAATTGTTTCTCGCGTGACCCCTCTTGTTGACGCAGTAACGGGGGCATGGGTCGGCTTTATCGGTGAGGATGGTAAAGAAAAGCTGATCAGCGAGGCCCAAGGCCGACAGGCACTCACTTTGTGCGAGTTCGGCGCATCGTTCAATGAGTTGAACGACCGTTTCGGGTTGGGCTTTTCATCAGGCGTCAATATTGCTGGCGCAGTAACAATCTATGGGAACTTGCTGGCGCCTAGCGGGAACTGCCTTCTTGAGTACAACGCCGGCGCGCGTCAAATGCGATGCACCCTGAACGGCGAAACTGTGGGCCCATGGGTTGACGTTACCGATGGGATTTTTAACATCCCATCCGGCAGCACGGCGAATTATTTGCGTGTATCAATCATTTCTCGGTTGATGCCGACAAGCGATAAAAGCGATGTTCTCACGTCGGGCACTCGGGTATGGAGCCGACCAAATGGGAGCTGGAAATATCAACTCTCATTTGCCACAAAAGAGCGCATCAAGTGGCTCGCTACGCAGGGCATTGGCGGCAGCCAGTCGACCGATATCGCAAAAAGGATTGCGCAAATATCGGCATTGCAAGCCGACGCATACCTGATGTGCATATCCGGAAATGATGCAGTAACCGGGAATATGCCTGTTGACGTCAGCGTATCGCAAACGGTTGCAAATGCCGACGTCATATTGCAGACTGGAAGGCCTGTTATCGCCCAAACACTGCCATCAAGATACGGCCGTGATGCTGCCGGCGGCGCGCTTACATTCACTGGCGAATATACAGCGCAGCGACAAGCCAATCTTGTCAGCGGGAACAGGGGGTTGATCTCTGCCGCACAATCTCGCCGGATGAATGTGGCAGATTGGAGCGGTGCCACCAACGCGCTCGACGCCAATAGCTCCGTTTACAATGGATATACGGGTGATGGCAAGCACCCAGCAGGCGGCCTGGCACATGTTGCAGCAGACGCCAACCTGCCAATAATCAATTCCTTGCTGACAGAAAGCCGCATTTCTTCGAACATCGGCGGCGGCGACTATTACAGCGCCATCAACCCAGGAGGCAATCTTCTGCAGGGTAATGAGGGAGCATTCGCAGGGAGTAGTGGAGCCTTGAATGCGGGCTCTTCCGCCACTGCTGCATGGGTAACTTTAACGGTTGTTGCAAACCGTTCTTTCCGCATTAATGCCGGGAATCTGTATTACGCGCCAGTCGGTGGCACAACGGGCGCCACCGCTCCGACGCATCTTGAAGGATCGGCCAGCGATGGCACAGTAATGTGGACTTTCATCCAGTCGGGTACCGTTGCGGGTCTTGGTGATAATTGGGCCTGTACTGTTGAAGGTGCTGGCGTGACAGTTACCGCCCATAGTTATACGGAACGGGATGGCACACGCTGGCAAGAGTTCATCGTTTTTGGTGCTTCCGCAGACGGGAATGCGTTTCGCGTCGCTCCGCGTCCGACCATTCTTCCAAATGTCGGCGATGTGGTCACGATGGATTACGATGTTGAAATACCGACAAACCCACAAGACTGCTACGGCTTAATCTGCACTATGGAGCTGACCGGCGGCAATGCTGTAGTGTGGGATAACCAATCGATGAGCGGCATCCAGCAAGGATTGAAATGGTCATCGGGGAAAATGTCATTGGAGCCAATGCCTATTTTCCCAGGCATAACAAATGTTCAGCCAAGGTTAAGGGCTCAATCTAAAGCAAATGGCCTCTTCCGTGTCCGGTATAAAAATGTCAGCCCGAGGAAAATTCTGTCATGAGTACGCAAGATCAAGACCCATATGACTTAGACGTAGGTAGCGCCGGGGATGATGAAAAACTGCGCCAGAAGATCGCCAACGAAAGGGCCATCGCAGACTTCAAGTGGCTGATGGCCGATGTGCGCGGTCGGCGCATCGTGTGGCGACAGTTGGAAGAGTCTGGCGTTTTCGCATCAAGCTATCACCCCACCGCCATGCAAATGGCATTCAACGAAGGCAAGCGCAACGATGGCATCAAGCTGCTGGCCAAGGTGCACGAGCACTGCCCCGATCTTTACTCAACCATGATGAAGGAGCAACAGAAATGACCCAAGAAACGATGATGACGGCTGCCGCAACCCAAGAAGGCGCCGCAACCACCGCCGCTACCGATGCAACCACCACGACGGCAGCAGTAACCGAAGCCGGCGCCGCTGGCACTGCTACCGCCGACACCGGCGCGGCCGCCACCGAAGTAGCGCAGACCCCCGAGCAGATCGCGGAGGCTGAGCAGGCCAAGACCGACGAAGCAGCGGCAGCCGCCAAGGCAGCCGGCGCGCCCGAGAAGTACGAAAGCTTCAAGGCCCCCGAAGGCGCCACGCTCGACCCGAGCGTGATGGGCCAGTTCGAAGAAGCCGCGCGCGAGCTCAACTTGCCGCAGGACGCCGCGCAGAAGATGATCGACAAGATGGCCCCGATCATGGCCGCCCGCCAGGCCGAGCAATTGCAGGCCGTGCGCACCGAATGGGAAACGCAGTCGAAAGCCGACAAGGAATTCGGCGGCGAGCAGCTGAGCGCGAACATGGCGCACGCACAAAAGGCTATGACGCAGTTCGCCACGCCGGAATTGAAGGCGCTGCTGAATGATTCTGGCCTGGGTAATCACCCCGAACTTATCCGCTTCATGGTCCGCGCTGGCAAGGCCCTGGGCGAAGACAAGATCGTGAATGGCGGCCAGTCGGACGCCGGCAACAGTTCACGTACCGCAGCACAAGTACTTTATCCTTCGACAAAATCGTCGTAACACCTCAAGGAGTATCACAAGATGGCAACTCTTCAAGCAAATCAGCTCACCCTGATCGATGCCGCGAAACGGATGGACCCGGACGGCCGCGCGCCAAAGGTGGCCGAAGTTTTGTCGCAAACCAATGAAATCCTCGAAGACGCAGTTTTCAAGGAAGGCAACACGACCACCGGCGAGCGCGTCTCGATCCGCACCGGTCTGCCGCAGGTCTACTACCGCATGATCAACCAGGGCGTGCCGCTGAGCAAATCGACCGTGACGCAGGTCGATGAAGCAGCTGGCTTGCTGGAAGCTCGTTCGCACATCGACGTGCAACTGGTACGCATGGCCGCGAACCCTGGCGACTTCCGCATGTCGGAAGACCGCGCATTCCTGGAAGCGATGAACCAGACCATGGCCGGCGTCATGTTCTACGGCAATCCGTCTGTTGACCCACGCCAGTTCCTGGGCCTGCAAACCCGTTACAGCTCGCTGGGCGCTGGCAATGGCGCCAACATCATCGACGCAGGCGGCACCGGCACCAACAACACCAGCATCTATCTGGTCGTGTGGGGCGAAGACACCGTTTATTGCATCTACCCGAAAGGCTCGCATGCCGGCCTGGAACACCGCGACCTGGGCGAAGAGTCGGTAACCGATGCCAACGGCAACTACTACCAAGCCGTGCGCTCGCTGTACACCTGGGCAAACGGCCTGGTCGTCAAAGACTGGCGCTATGTGGTCCGCATCGCCAACATCAACGTTGCCGACCTGACCGGCCAGTCGGGCACGCAGGCTGCCGCTGCCGCGACGGCCATCATCAACCTGATGATCCGCGCGCTGGACCGCATCCCGAGCCTGGCCATGGGCCGCCCGGTCTTCTATGCAAACCGTACCGTCTACTCGATGCTGCGTATTGCGGCGATGAACAAGTCGGCCAACGCCCTGGCCATCGAGCCGGCCGTGTCGCAGTTCGGCACCGCGTACAAGATGACCACGTTCCTGGGCATCCCACTGCGCAAGGTCGACCAGTTGCTGAACACCGAGGCCCGCGTCGTTTAATCGGCGCAGTCACTCACCCACCAAGGAAACAATCATGATTCTCGACGGTCTTCTCCTGCTGTCCGGCGCGGTAAGCGCCACCAACGTACTGACGCCCCAGACGGTCAACGGCGCCGGCTCGTTCCTTTCGTCCAACACCATCGACATTGCGCCGCTGCTGCTGGGCGGTAACCAGGCTGGCGACATGGGTGCTGGCGAAAACGTCTACGTCGAAGTGTCGGTTGTCACCGCGCCGACCGTGGGCACCAGCGTGCAATTCCAACTGGTCCAGGCCGATGACGCTGCGATCACCACGAACGTGCAAGTGATCAGCCAGACGCCCGACTATCCAGTCGCGCAGCTGCCGGCCGGTACGATCCTGGGCCTGCGCTGGTCGCCATCCCCGAATGCCCCGAAGCGTTATGTGGCCCTGCGCTACGTGAACACCGGCGCTATCGCCACGGCCAGCTATACTGCCGCTGTCGTCAAGGATATCCAGTCGACCCGTCTGTACTTCAAATCGGGCTTCACGGTCGCCTAACAAACCCAGCCCTTCGGGGCTGTTTCCACAAGATAGGAGCATAAAATGCCACGTTACAAAGTCCTCGAAAAGTCGCTGGTCAACAACCAGATTTACGAAGCCGGCGAAGAAGTCGAATATGACGGCGAAGTGTCGGGCAACCTGGAGCCACTGGACGATGCCGGCCGCGCCAAGCGCGCGCAGTACGAAGCATCGAACAAGCAGCGCATCGCTACCATGCTGCAAGATGCTAAGGATTCGCCAAACGCTGGCGCTGTCGATCCCTCCACGATCATCAAGCAGATGGCAGACATGCAGCGCCAGCAGGCCGCCGACACCGAAGCGCTGATGGAGCGCATGAGCGCCATGTTCGCCGCCACCCTGGCGAATGCACTGGCCGGCGTCAGCGCCGCGCCTGCGGTAGAAGCGCCAGCCGCACCGGCCGCACCGGCCGTGGAAGAAGTGAAGCTGGAAGCGGCCGCAGTCGATGCCACCAAGCCGACCGTCGCCAAAGAAGAAGCGAAGCACAAAGCAGGCAAAGCACCAGCCGGCACGGCCGACAGCGCCGACGCGTAAAACATCATCGCCTGGCACGGCGCATTTTCGAAGGGCGATCTTGCGGTCGCCCTTTTTCATTTCTAAGGGGAATATTTTGGCTTCCGAAGTTGACATTGCTAACCTCGCACTCTCCCATCTTGGCGACAGCGCCACCGTGGCCAGCCTCGATCCACCAGAAGGATCAGCCCAGGCCGAGCACTGCGCTCGCTGGTATCCAATCGCACGCAACGCACTGCTGGAAATGCACGACTGGAAATTCAACACCGCGCGCGTCAAGCTGGCTGAGGTCACACAGAACTGGTCCGAATGGGACTATGCCTATGCGCAGCCGAGTGACTGCCTCAAAGTCATCGCGGTATTGCCAGAAGGCGCCAGCGGCGACTACACCACCGGCTACGAACGTACCAGCGTATCGGCATATAGCCAGGTGGGCGACTATACCGGCCGCGTCAACGTCTACACCGCACAGCCATTCACGGTCGAATCCGACGAGGATGGCAATATCGTGATCTACACGAACCAGATTGATGCCGTGCTGCGATATACCCGCGTGGTCACCGACACAAGCAAGTTCTCCCCGCTGTTTGTTATGACGTTCGCGCGCCTGCTGTCAAGCTACTTGGCTGGGCCCGTGCTGAAAGGCGATACCGGCATTGCTGTGGGCGAGAAACAACTGGGTATCGCCATGGCGATGTTGAGCAAGGCCGGCGTGGCGGACGCGAACCAGATGCGCCAGCCGATTGAGCAGTCGGTTCCTTGGCTGGCGGGGCGCTAAATGGCTAACCTTCGCACCTACAAACAGAGCTTCAACGGCGGCGAGATGACGCCGGAATTCTTCGGCCAGATCACCGATTTAAAATTTCAAACAGGCCTGGCCCTGTGCAGAAACTTCGTCGTCAAGCCGCAGGGGCCGATTGAGAACCGGGCCGGCTTCGCCCACGTGCGTGAGGTGAAGGATTCAGCCGTCATGCCAAAGCTGATCCCGTTCACATATTCGACCACGCAGACGATGGTGCTGGAATTCGGCGCCGGCTATATCCGCTTCCACACGCAGGGCGCCACGCTGCTGAGTGCTGGCGTGCCGTATGAGGTCGTCACCCCGTACGCCGCGGCTGATCTGTTCGATATCCACTATACGCAATCGGGCGACGTGCTGACTCTGGTGCATCCGAACTATGCGCCGCGCGAGTTGCGCCGGCTGGGCGCCACCAACTGGACGCTGACCACGATCGCGTTCACGCCTGCCGTGTTGCCGCCAACTGGGGTAAGCGCCACGCCTGACGCCGTGCGCACAGGCTACAACTACAGCTATGTGGTGACCACCCTGGCGGCCGACCTGCTGACGCAATCGGTGGCCAGCGCGCCGGGCACCTGCGTGAACAACATTTTCACGTCCGGCGCCAGCAACACGATCGCCTGGACGGCGCCGGCGGGCGCGGTGGCCGGCGTCACGCAGTACATCGTCTACAAGAAGGTCGGCGGCAGTTACGGCTTCATCGGCCGCACGACCGATCTTTCGCTGGTCGATGACAATATCGGCGCCGACCTGTCGCTGACGCCGCCCATGTACGACACGATTTTCCAGGCGGCTGGCGATTACCCAGGTGCCACCAGCTACTACGAGCAGCGCCGGGTCTTCGCCGGCACGCTCAACGCGCCGCAGAAAATATGGATGACGCGCAGCGGAACCGAGTCGGACATGTCGTATTCGCTGCCGACGCGCGACGATGATCGTATTGCCTTCCGCATCGCGGCGCTGCAGGCAAATACCATCCGGCACCTGGTCCCGCTGTCCGATCTGCTGGTGCTGACCAGTTCGGCCGAGTTCCGCATCACGTCGGTGAACACGGATGCGCTGACGCCCAGCAGCATCAGCGTCAAGCCACAAAGCTACATCGGCGCCAGCAACGTGCAGCCGGTCATCATCAACAACAACCTGCTGTACGGCGCGGCGCGCGGCGGCCACATGCGGGAAATGGCCTATTCGCGCGACGCCAACGGCTACGCATCGGGCGACCTGTCGCTGCGCTCTACGCACCTGTTCGACAATGCCGATATCACGGACATGGCCTACGCCAAGGCGCCGATGCCGGTGGTCTGGTGCATCAGCAGCACCGGCAAGCTGCTGGGCCTGACCTATGTGCCTGAACAGCAGGTAGGCGCCTGGCACCAGCACGACACGGACGGCTCATTTGAATCGTGCGCGGTGGTGGCCGAGGGCCGGCGCGACGTGCTGTATGTCGTGGTGCGCCGGCTGATCAACGGCGTGCAGCGCCGCTTCATCGAGCGCCAGGCGGACCGGCTGATCGGCGCGCAGCAGGATGCCTTCTTTGTCGACTGCGGCGCCACGTATAGCGGAGCACCAACCAGCACCGTTACAGGCCTGATCTGGCTGGAAGGCAAGACCGTCAATATCCTTGGCGACGGCGCCGTGCACCCGCAGCGCGTAGTCACTGGCGGCGCGATCACGCTCGACAACCCGGCCAGTGTGGTGCAGGTGGGCCTGCCGATCACCGCCGACGCTAAGACGCTGCCGCTGGCGGCGCAGATCGACAACGGTTTCGGCCAGGGCCGGGTGAAAAATGTGAACAAGGTATGGATGCGCGTGGCCAGCTCCAGCGGCATCTTCGCCGGCCCACAGCTCAATATGTTGGTGGAGTTCAAGCAGCGTACCACCGAAGCGTATGGCTCGCCGCCCGCGCTGGTGACTGGGGAAATTGAGATCGACGTTCGGCCGGACTGGGGCGACGATGCCGCGATTTACGTGCGACAGGTTGACCCATTGCCGTTGACCGTCGTTTCCATGACAATGGAAGTTGCAATTGGAAATTAAAAGGGGTAAATCATGGGTTTGACCGCAGGAAGTTTGGTGCAAGTTGCAGTAGTTGGCCAGGCAACAGGTGGCGCTATCGGTACAGTTGGTGCGTATTATGGGGCGCAGTCACAAAAAACAGCGCTGAACGGTCAGGCGACTATGGCTGATCTCAACGCCCAGCAGGCGGAACTGGCGGCGCAGCAAGAGCTGGCGCGCGGCAACGCGCAGATTGCGCAGATCACCGCGCGCGCCGGTCAGGTGAAGGGGGCGCAGCGCGCGGCGCTGGCGGCAAACGGCATCGACCTGGGCGACGGTAGCGCGGCCGAAGTCCTGACCAGCACCGATATCGCCAAAGAAACGGACATGAACCAGGCGCAGGTCAATGCGATCAATGCAGCCTGGGGCTATCGAAAACAAGGCGTCAACTACACGAACCAAGCCGCAGCCGCGCGCGCCAGCTCCGATAGCATCAGCCCTCTTTCCGCTGCCTCCACGTCGTTGCTGGGAAGTGCCACGCAGGTGGCCGGCAGCTGGTACAACTTGAACAAAGGCGGCGTGACCGCGAAAGGAACCTAACGTGCCAACAGTCCCAAGCTATGGCGGCCAGCAGGTCGCACCAACTTCGGCGCCAGGTGGCGCATTTTCTGCGCCTGACGTGCGCAATGCCGCGCCGGAACAACTGCAGCAGGCCGGCGAGGCGCTGACGCGTGCGGGCACAGGCGCGGCTACCATCGCCATGGATATGGAGCAGCAAGTTAATCAGGTCCGCGTCGATGATGCACTCAATAAGGTGCGCCAGCAGACGCTGGACCTGACCTACAATCCGCAGACCGGCTACCAGACGCTCAAGGGTGACGCAGCGCTGACCCGGCCCGATGGAAAGCCGCTCGATCAGGAATATGCCAGCAAGCTGGAAACAACCGTCTCGGAGTTGTCTGTCAGCCTGGGCAACGACGCGCAGCGCCAGGCCTTTATGCGCCAGGCCAACAACTTGGCCACTACGTTTCGCGGCAGCGTGCAGCAGTATTCGACGCAGCAGTACCAGCAGCACGCTCTGTCGGTACAGGACGGAACCATCAAGATCGGCGCCGACGAGGCAAAGCTGAACTGGAACGACCCGGACAAGATCAAGGGGTCTATCGACAGCATCCAGGCGGCCGTGTACCGAAGCAGCACGCTTCAGGGCTGGTCTGCCAACGAAACCACTACGCGCATCAAGGCCACTACCAGCGGCGTGCACATGGGCGTGATCGATGCGGCGCTGCAGAACAGCAACCCGGAGTATGCCATGGCCTATCTGGACCGCAACAAGGCGCAGATGACGGCCGACGATCTGCTCAAGGTGCGCGGCGTCATCAACAAAGACCTGTACGCGCGCACGGCCGACACGATTGCCACCGGCGTAATGGGCCAGTACCGGCAGCAGGCCAACCCGCCCGAGTCGTCGCGCATCCGCGCCATCACCATGCAGTCGGAAAGCAACGGCAACCCGAACGCGGTCGGCCCGATGGTTCCCGGCCAGGGTACAGCCAAGGGCAGCATGCAGGTGATGGACGCCACCAACCGCAATCCCGGCTACGGTATCAAGCCGGCAGCCGACGACAGCAAGGAAGAGCGCGCGCGCGTGGGCGGCGAGTACATCGACGCCATGGTGCAGAAATATGCCGGCGACATGCCGAAAGCCTGGGCCGCGTACAACGCCGGGCCCGGCACCGTCGACAAAGCCGTCGAGGCCGCGCGCAAGAACGGCACGACTTGGCTTTCGGAAATGGCCGCGCTGCAAAGCCCTGCGAATTACAAGCAGACCAGCGACTATGTGGCCAAGAACATGCAGGCGCTGCAGGATGGCGGCGGCGCGCCGGCCAAGCCGAACCTGCAGGAAGTACATGACGGCGTGCGCGCGCAGGTTGCCGCGCGCTACGGCCCTACGCCACCGGCCGGCGTGCTCAAGATGGCACTGGCCAGCGCCACGCAGTTGTTCGAGGACAACGCCAAGGCGATCAAGTCGAAGGAAGACCAGGCCGTCACCGATGCCATGAAGGCGCTGGAGCAGAACGGCGGCCGCGTGTCGGCGCTACCGTATGCCGTGCGATCGCAGATTCCGCCCGACAAGTTGGACAACCTGATCAGCTTCGGCCAGAAGGTGGCCAAGGGCGATGACATTACAAACCCGGCCGTGTATCAGCGACTGAGCGACCCGGCCGCCCTCAAACGCCTGGACGATAACGAGTTCTACCAGCTGCGCCGCGAGCTGTCACTGGCAGACTGGCAGCACTTTGCCACGCAGCGCGCCGCCGCCAGCGGCAAGGGCACGGACAAGATGGGCGAGATCAACACCGGCGCCGTCAATTCGGTGCTGGCTACGCGTCTGCAGACGCTGGGCATCGACCCGACGCCGAAGGATGCCACCGACGATGCCGCGCGCGTGGGCGCGATCAAGAAGTACGTCACCGATAGCATCATCCAGCAGCAGCGCGTGACCACCAAGCAGATGACCGATGCCGACGTCGAAAAGCACATCGATGGCCTTTTTGCAAAATCCGCATCGTTCCGCACTTCGTTCCTTGGCATCACGACCGGAAGCACGCAAGGCCGCCTGCTGACCATGAAGGCATCAAATATCCCGGGCGACATTTATGACAAGCTCAAGACCGACTTCCAGGCCAACGGCATCGATCCGACCGACGCCGACCTGCTGGGCGCATACTGGAAACTGCAGGCGATCCCGAAGAACAAGGACACGCCACAGTCGAAGAGTGGGAAAATCAAGTCCGCAGCGCAAGCAAAGCTGGAAGCCGATAGCCGTGAATTTTTGAAAGGACAGTAATGGAAAACCAAGTGGACACAGCCGGCGCAGTAGCCGCCTACCTGAACCCGGAAATCAACGAGCCAGCGCAGGCCGCGAAAGCGTCGATGCAGGTGGCCGTCGATGCCAACCCGGACTTCGAAGCCGAGCTGCGCCGGGCCAGCGCGCGCACCGGCGTGCCACTTGATGCCGCGCGCGCGTACCCGGAAGACGTAAAGCGCCAGGCCATGATCCAGGCCCAGGACTTTGACGAGCTCTCAAAGACCTACCCGTCCACGACGCGCTTTCTTGCAGAGCCAGAGAATGCACGCATTTCGCACGACGACATTGAGAACCTGTCGCAGACGGAAAGCACAATCGGCCCCATTGTCGGGCCCAAGCCTGATTTCTTTTCCGTGGTAGCCGGCTTGGCCAAGTCCTTGCCTCAGGGCGCCGAGCTGGCGCGCCAGGGTATGCGCATGCAGATGGCCGACCTGTTCGGCTTCGATGCCGTGCGCCGCGACGCGCAAGAACGATACTCTCGCGCCGATCTGGAGCGTGCTGACGCCACGCCGGATATCAAGGGCGCCACGGCCAGCGCTGTGTATGGCGGCGCCAGCAGCACGCTGCGCATGATCCCTGGTCTGGCTGCATCGCTGGCCACGCGCAGCACGGCACCTATGCTGGCAACCATTGGCGTGCAGACCGGTAGCGAAGCCTATGGGAAGTACCGCAACCGCGGCGGAACGGCCGGCGAGGCGCTGGCCGGCGGCGCGCTGGAAGGTGGCCTGGAGGTAGCAACGGAAATGCTGCCGATGGGCTACCTGGTGCAGAATCTTGGAAAGATGAACGCAGGCCATTTTCTTACCGGCCTGCTGGCGCGCGAGATTCCCAGTGAGCAGCTGGCCACATTGACACAGGACGCCGTTGATACAGCCATCGCAAACCCGGATAAGACGTGGGGAGAGTACCTGGCAGAGCGCCCAGGCGCCGCCTACCAGACTCTGGTGGCCACGATTACCCAGGCATCGATCATGGGCGGCTTAAACGCGGCAGCCGGGCGCGTCACTGGCCGCCAGCAGCAGGCCGAGCACGCGAACACGGTGGGCGATGCGCTGCAGCAGCTGAACAGCTTGGCCGAAGCATCGAAGGTACGTGAGCGTGATGCCAGCACGGCGCAGCAGTTTTTCCAGTCGCTGACGGGCGAGGGCCGGGATTCAGTGTGGATCACGCCCGAAGCGCTGCAGGCATCCGGCATGGCCGAGCAGATCATTCAAGCTGTGCCAGGCGTAGCCGAGCAGCTTCGCACGGCGATGGACAGCGGCGTCGATATCCGCCTGCCGATTGCCGACCTGATGACGAACCTGGCGGGGCCCGAGTTGGCGCAGTCGATCATCCCGCACCTGGCCGACGAGCCGGGCGGCTTCACGCAGACCACGGCAGGCGAATATCTCAAGAGCGGCGCCGCGCAGGAACTGCAGGCGGAAGTGCAGCGCGTCACCGAGCAGAAGCAGCAGGACGATACTTTCAACGCCTCGCGCAACGTGGTCACGCAGCAGATCGCCATACAGTTGGACCAGGCCGCACGCTTCACTCCGGAAGTGAACCAGGCCTATGCCACGATGGCCGGCAACTTCTACGCCGTGCAGGCTGCCAAGCTGGGCATCACGCCGGAAGAAATGGCAGCGCGATATCCGCTTCAGGTGCGCACCGAAGCGCTGCCTGGGCAACGCACATTTGACCAGACAGGCACTCACCCATTTTCAGGGGTGACGCGTGAACAGTTCCTTGGCAACCCGAAGATTACCAAAGACGCCAATGCAAAAGACCTCAAGCCATCGTCTGGTGTTAGTGTCGAAAAGGCTACGCCAGAACCATTCCTTGGAGATAAATATACTGCGCGCTTTGGCGAAAACGGTGTTGCTATTTATGACGGTGAAAAAGTTATTGCGTCCTATGACAAGTGGAATACGCTGGTAGTCGATAAGAAGTATCGACGCAAAGGTATCGGCGAGGAAATGGTTTATCAGTGGCGTATGCGCCACCCTGATGGGAAATCAGCAACTGAGCGCACAAAAGCCGCACAGAAACTGCAAGAAAAAGTATGGGCCCGGATAGAGGCAGAGCGGAAAAGTGGACTAGTTAACCAGTCTGTCCAGCTCGACCAGACGGCGCGCGGCAGCATGTCGATCAGCGACGATATCACGCAGAACCCAACCATCATCACGCTGCTGCAGAAGGCAAATCTGAGCACGTTCAACCATGAGCTGGGCCATTTCTTCCTTGAAGTGCAGGCGCACATCGCCGCGCAGCCTGACGCGCCGGCCGGAATCGTTGACGACATGGCCAAGACGCTGGCCTGGTTCGGCGTGCCCGACCTGGCGACGTGGGACGCCTACGACCTGGAGCAGAAGCGCCAATATCACGAGCAGTTCGCGCGCGGCTTTGAGGCATACCTGTTCGAAGGAAAGGCGCCTACGCCAGAACTGCAGCCGCTGTTCGCCCGCTTCCGCGCCTGGATGGTCAGCGTGTACAAGTCGCTCACCGCGCTGAACGTGACATTGACCGACGAGGTGCGCGGCGTGTTCGACCGTATGGTGGCCAGCACCGAGTCGATCACCGAGGCAGAGGCCGACCAGGGCCTGGAAGGCATGTTTCGCACGAAACCGGCATTCATGCAAGACGACGAGTGGCGCGCATACCAAGAGCTTTCCATCGACGCCACGCAGGACGCGATCACGCAGCTGGAGCAGCGCAGCCTGCGCGATATGAAGTGGCTGGCGAACGCCAAGGCCCGTATTCTGCGCGACATGCAGCGCGAGGCTGCCGACCGCCGCAAGACCATGCGCGCCGAGGTAGAGAAGGAAGTCATGGCCGAACCGGTCAACCAGGCCCGCCAGTTCCTGCGCCGCGGCCTGAACCCGGACGGCACGCCGGCGCCAGCCGCGCACAAACTGGCAATAGCCAGCCTGACCGAAATGTATGGCGGCGAGGGCGACCGCTTCGCGCTGCTCGACTGGTCGAAGCTTGGCTACGGCGCGTATGGCGCGCTGGCCGAAACTGGCTTGTCACCTGATGCGCTGGCCGAGATCGTCGGCTATCCGTCCGGTGACGCCATGGTGCGCGACCTGCTGACGGCGCCGGCCGCGCGCGACGTCATCGAGGAACAGACGAATCAGCGCATGCTGGAGCGCTACGGCGACCTGAAAGACCAGGCCACAATCGACGCCGCGATCAATCTGGCGCTGGTGGGTGAGGCGCGCGCGCGCTTCGTGGCGACTGAGTTGAACGCGCTGAACAAGGCCACCGGCCGCGCGCCTGTGCTGGCCGCCGCGGCGAAGTCGTATGCCGCCGCAGCCATTGCGCGCCTCAAAGTATCCGAGCTTCGCCCCGACGTGTTCCTGGCCGCTGCCCGTCGCGCCGCCAAGGCATCGCAGGCCGCGCTGGCCAAGGACGACTTGCAGCTGGCCGCCGTGGAAAAGCAGAATCACCTGATCAACACCTACGCCGCGCGCGCCGCGCTGGACGCCAAGACGGAAATGGCGAAGACGCTGCAGGGCTTCAACAAGATTGCCCGCGGCAACAACGAGAAAGTGTCGAAGACGCGCGACCTGGACATGGTGATGGCTACACGCGCCATCTTGGCCGAGTTCGGCATCGGCACGCGCGGTAAGGCGGCCAGCGAATACCTGAAAGCGGTGGAGACCTACGACCCGGAAATGTCGGCTGTCCTGGTCGACCGCATCCAGCAGGTGACGGCCGGCGCGCTGCCGTTCCGCGAACTGACCATCGAACAGGTGCGTGGCCTCAAGGATGAAATCGACAGCCTGATGTACCTTGCCAAGCGCTCGCGCCAGATGGAAGTCGACGGCGACCTGATGGACCGCCAGGACGTGCAGGGCCAGCTGCGGGCGCGCCTGGAAGAAATGGGCATCCCCGAAGTCATCCCGGGAGAGGGCAAGGCCATCACCGAAGGCGAAACCATGATCGCGCGCCTGCAGTCGTTGCGCGCCTCGCTGCGCCGGGTAGAAGCCTGGGCCGATGCGCGCGACGGCGCCGGCACGAAGATGGGCCCGTTCCGTCGCTACATTTTCAGCCAGGTGAAGGATGCGGCCGACAACTACCGCGCCGACAAGGCCAAGTTCCTGCGCCAGTACCGCGAACTGCTCGACCCGATTGCCAAGACGCTGACGGCAACCAAGATCGCGGCGCCGGAAATCGGCTACACGTTCGGGTTCGACAAGGGCGGCGCCGGCAAGGCTGAATTGCTGCATGCCATCCTGCACACTGGAAACGAAAGCAACATGAAAAAAATGCTGCTGGGGCGTAACTGGGCCAGCCTGAAAGAAGACGGTACGCTTGATACCACGCGCTGGGATATCTTCATCAATCGCATGATCAACGAGGGCCGCTTGACCAAGGCTGATTTCGATTTCGCTCAAGGCGTATGGGACTTGATGGAATCCATGAAGCCGCTGGCGCAGAAGACGCACCGGGAAGTGTTTGGCCGCTACTTTGACGAGATCACCGCCACGCCGTTCGAAAACCAGTTCGGCAAGTATGCCGGCGGCTACGTGCCGGCCATGGCTGACTCCCGCATCGTGGCGGATGCTCGCACGCGCGCGCTGGCCGAAAGCGAGAACGCGACCTTGCAGGCGTCGTTCCCGCAGACCAGCCGGGGATTCACGAAGGGCCGCGTCGAGTACAACCGGCCGCTGATGCTGGACCTGCGCACGATTTCCCAGCACATCGACAAGGTGTTGCTGTTCTCCCACCTTGAGCAGCCGGTGCGCGAGGTACGCAAGGTGCTGACCAGCAGCGAGATTTCTGTGCCCATGAACCGCATCGACCCTACCGTGTTTGATTCGCTGCTCACCCCTTGGCTGCATCGTGCATCACGTCAACAGGTGGAAAGCCCGGTCGATGGTTCATGGGGAAACATGCGCATCTTCGCTGTGCTGCGCGCGCGTGCCGGTATGGCGGCCATGTTCGGCAACGTCAGCAACACGCTGCAGCAGATCACGGGCTTTTCAGTAGCGGCGCTCAAGGTCAGCCCGCGCTACCTTGGCCCGGCCGCCATCGACTACCTGCGCAGCCCGCAGAAGGCCACCGAAGCCATTGCCGCCGTGTCGCCGTACATGCGGCTGCGCATGGAAAACGAGGTTCAGGCATTGAGCGGCATTATCAACGATATCCTGATCAACCCCAGCACCATCGAGAAGGTGCAGGCCTGGACGTCGAAGCATGCCTACTTTCTGCAGTCGGCCGTCGACAATGTCATGTCGCCCATCATCTGGCAGGGTGCCTATAACCAGGCCATGGAAACGGCACCGGCCGGCATGACCCAGGCGGGGCTGGAACTGTATGCGCGCCGCCTGGCCGATTCATCGGTGCGCGAGACGCAGGGCAGCACGCTGCCGGAAGATATTTCCCGCATCGAAACGGGTAACGCCTTCGTGCGCATGTTCACGCAGTTCTATGGCTACTTCAACATGGTGGCCAACTTGAACGCCACGGAGCTGGTAAAGATTTCCGAAGAGGTTGGGCTACGCAAGGGCGCCGGGCGTGGCCTGTATGTGCTGTTCTTCGGCCTGCTGGCTCCGGCATGGGTAGCGCAGGCAATCGCGTTGGCATTCCGTGGTGGCCCCGATGACGAGGACAAGGATGGCGCCTACTGGGACGACTGGCTGGAGCAAACCTTCGGCTGGGGCACGCTTCGCAACCTGACTGCCATGGTTCCGGTCGCCGGCCAGGTCATCAACGCCGCCGCCAACACAGCGAACGGCAAGCCATACGATGACAAGATCAGCACCAGCCCGGCGATCAGCATGCTGGAAAGCGCAGGCAAGGCACCGAAGTCGGTCTACACGGCAGTGACTGGCCAGGGCGGCGAGGGCAAGGCGGTGCGCGACGTGGCAACGCTGATCTCGATGGCTACCGGAATTCCCGCCCTGGGCATAGCCAAGCCGCTTATCTACGGCGTCGACGTAGCATCTGGCCGTACCCGCCCACTCGGCCCGGCAGACGCGGCGCGCGGCGTCATCACCGGCACATCAAGCCCCGAAAGCAAGCAGCGCTAAGTTCACGTACCGGGTTCTCTCAAACCTACAATGCAGCATTCAAGGAGAACCCGGCATGACTATCAGCAACACCATCCGCACAGCGGGGCCATACATCGGGAACGGTGTAACGACGGCATTCCCCTTCTACTTCAAAATTTTCAAAACTGCCGATCTGCTGGCAGTGCAAACCGATGTGTCCACCGGCGTGGCGACGTCGCTGGTCCTCAATTCTGGCTACACGGTCACGCTAAACTCAGACCAGAACGCCAACCCAGGCGGCACAGCAACACTTCCCGCCGCACTGGCAACTGGTAAAACGCTGGTCCTTACCAGCTCGCTTGACTACCTGCAGCCCCTGGACATTACCAATGGCGGCGGCTTCTACCCCGCTGTACTGAATGCTGCGCTCGACCGGCTGACGATCTTTTGCCAGCAGCTTTTCAGCCTGGCCAGCCGGTCATTGAAATTCCCACTGTCCGATACGGGCATGAATACTGAGTTGCCAAGCGCAGCGGCACGCGCAAACAAATTGCTTGGCTTCGATTCGTTTGGCAGGCCGATTGTGGCGGCGCCAGTATCAGGCTCTGCTGCAGAAGTAGCAATTGACCTTTCAAATGCCATTTCAGCATATGCATCGCCACCTGGATCAACGCTACTTGGCTTCCAGCAGCCACAAACGAATTCTCTTTTTCAGACGGTCGACAGGAAGCTGCGCCAGGTAGTTTGCCTTGATGATACGGTAGGGGTGGACCCGACAGGAGTAACGGATTCAACAGCCAGCATTCAAAATGCACTTAATAATGGGTCAAAGCATTTCACTACCTCCGCAAATGCAAACTACATTATTTCTGCAAGTATCACAATTCCTGATGGCGTTACAATAGATAATATTGGCAATGCAGCATTTACATGGAATGGCCCATCTGCTCAATTTCCAACCGGCATTTTTAAAACAATCGGCGGGAATAAAATAAAAATGGTTAAACCTATTTTTATTAATATTTCTGCAAACCTTCTTGTTTCTGGATTTAATGGCGTCGCATGCAGTGATGTTTTTCTTGAATCTCCTAAAGCATACTCATGCAAAGTTTGCTTTTTTAATACCAGCGCATCGAATTATGCTGATGTTGTTACTTCTGGTGTTGGCGCTAATGTATGTAGGGATATTACTGTTTCAGATTTCCATGCTGTTGGTGTCGCAGCTTCATCCCATGGCGCTGCCGTCGATCTTTTCTACTGCTTTGACTGGAAAGTTATTGGTGGATATGCAAAAGATATTCAATTTGGCGTCCAGTTTTGGGGTGGCGATGCCAATCCTACTACTGGGCAAGGCGCTATCACAAATGAGCGCAAAAATG